TACTTATCATGGATATGCTTCAAATGAAGAGGTAAGAGCAGCACAACAACAAGCACATATCTTTGCCTATCCTTCTATTTGGCAAGAATGTAATAGTCGTGCATTGATTGAAGCAATGAGTGCTGGTGCTCTTTGCTTGCATCCAAATCTTGCTGGTCTTTCGGATACATCTGGCAACTTAACATCAATGTATCAATATGAAGAAGATCACAATGTACATGTGAATAAGTTTTACCATCTGTTAAATCATGCAATTGATTTGGTTCACAAGGAAGATGTACAAAACTATCTTCGGTTTATTAAGCAGTATGCTGACACCAGATTTAATATTGTTAAGATTGCTGGTGAATGGGAAACTCTTCTTCTTTCATTAAAAGAACAATACCCAACTGTTCAATCACGTTACCTACCAAAGAAAATGTTTAGATACAATACATGATTATTACGTCAACTCCACTTAGAATAAGTTTTTTTGGTGGTGGGTCTGATATCCCACAATATTATAACAAAAGACCTGGTATGGTTATTTCAACCTCTATTGACAGACAAATACAAATTGCTGTCAATAGGTGTGAGACTCCACATATTAGAGCTGTTTATTCTGAAATGGAAGTGGTTAATAATGTTGAGAATATTAAGCACACTCGTATTAAGGAAGTTCTAAAGTACTTTGCAATAAGTAATAATATTGAAATTTGTAGTTTCTCTGATGTCTCCACAAAAGGTACTGGATTAGGATCATCATCAACATTTACGGTTGGTCTACTGAATGCACTTTATAATCAAAAGAATTATTTCTACAATAGAAAAGATCTAGCCGAAACTGCTTGTGAAATTGAAATTGATAAATTAAAAGAACCTATTGGTAAACAAGATCAATACGCTGCAGCATATGGTGGATTCAATGTAATACGATTTGATGCATCAAATGTGGATATTACACCAATAAATGTTGGCGCAAATGTATTAAGAAAACTAAATCAGAATTTGATGTTTTATTTTACTGGTATAAGTAGAAATACTTCCGATATTCTTTCGGATCAAGTTAGTGGTATTGTTGATAATGGAACAACCGTATTTGATAATACTACTAGACTCGTTGATCTAGCAGAAGATGCTTTAAAGTTCTTACAGCAGAATAAACTAAATGATTTTGGTTCACTACTGGGTGATGGCTGGAATATTAAAAAGAAACTCTCAACCAAAATATCCAATTCTGATATTGATGAGATGTATGATACAGCAATAAATGCAGGCGCTCTTGGTGGTAAGTTATTGGGTGCTGGCGGTGGTGGATATCTTATGTTTTATGTACCAGAATCATGCCAAAATAAAGTTTCACTTGCAATGTCAAAATACAAAAAAGTAAATTTTAATTTCACGGACAAAGGATCTACAGCGACATGTCTATGATTACTCATTCTTATCTAAATTATGCAAAAGATTTATATGTTGCTATGAATAGTGTAGCAGAAAAAGATATTAAAGATGCATATAATATGTTCACGATAAGTTTAGGCAGCCCAGTATATATTTTTGGTAATGGTGGTTCAGCAGCTATTGCTGATCACTTCTGCTGTGACTATAATAAAGGTATCTATTATGATACTGGATTAAAAACAAAAGCAATTAGCCTTGCCTCAAATGGTCCTTTGATTAGTGCAATATCAAATGACTTTAGTTACTCACATGTGTTTGCAAGACAATTGGAATTTTTTGGTGATGGATCATTTGCTACAGCTATTGCGGTATCATCCAGTGGTAATTCACTAAATATTATTGAAGGGCTTAGAGAAGCCAAAAAGAAAAATATGTCTACTATGGCTCTTGTTGGTTTTAATGGTGGCCAAGTCGTACGTGATAAGTTGGCTGATTGTATTATACATGTAAAAAGTAATAATTATGGTATTGTAGAAGATAGTCATATGGCCATTCTTCATAGCCTCATTCAAATGATTCGAACTGACTATGCTTTAGACCAAGATACCCTAAAATTATAAATAAAAAAAATTGTTGACATTGTGAACTACAAGGTATATAATACATTATGAACGCAAATAACATTGTTCTATTTCCGCAAAGAGATAACCCTCGAAATATCATGCCTCAAACTATTGAGGAAGTAATCGAGAATATGGATGATGTTAGGCAAGTTCATATACAAGAATCACTTGAAAATATGATGCCAATGTTATTTGATAGACTATCTTTGGCAGGATTTAATCTTGATGATGAAGATCCCAATATTACAAAACATGGTGCATTAGTAGTTGAATCGGTAAGATCATTTCTGTGCAGAGTATATGGAATGGAACACCCGCTTCAGATCATTGCTAATAATCTATTTGAGACTGATGATGATGGCAATCTAAGTATAGCCGAAAACATAAGAATAACTATAACCAATACCAGTGAAACCGAAACAAAGGATTAATTAAGTGATTATTCTTGACCTGAGTCAAGTTATGCTAAGTAATATTATGGTTCAACTTGGTAATCATACCAATGCACAAGTTGAAGAGAATATGGTTAGACATATGTGTCTAAACTCAATTCGTATGTACAAGACCAAATTTGGTCCTGAATATGGTGAATTTGTTATTGCTTGTGATAATAAAAACTATTGGCGCAAGTCACTATTTCCATATTATAAAGCAAACCGCAAGAAGTCTCAAGCAGCATCCGAACTTGATTGGAAGGCTATTTTTGAATGCTTGAATAAGATTCGTGGTGAACTTAAAGAACATTTCCCGTACCGAATTATTGATGTCGAAAGCGCTGAGGCTGATGACATTATTGGTACTCTTTGTATTGAGTTTGGCAATACCAGTGAAAAGATCCTGATTCTGTCTGGTGATAAAGACTTCCAACAACTCCAGCGTTATATCAATATTCGGCAGTATAATCCAGTGCTGAAGAAGTTCATTACATGTAATAATCCAGATAAGTTTCTTGCAGAACATATTTTAAAGGGTGATGCTGGCGATGGAATTCCTAACATTCTTTCTGACGATAATTGCTTTGTATTGGGCAGCCGCCAGAAGCCGATGACACAAAAGAAAATGGATGATCTAATTAATCTTGGTCTTGATGACAAATTAGATCATCCAAACTTCCGTAATTACAAGCGGAATAAGCAACTTATTGACCTGACTCAAGTGCCCGAATGTATTAAACTTCAGATTCTTGAGAGTTATGATGCACAAGCAAACAAGAAAAGTTCTAATTTGCTTAACTACTTTATTGCAAATCGTCTTAAAAACTTGACAGAATCTATTGGAGACTTCACTTAATGAAACTTGGTATTGCAGAAATTTTAAAGAAAGCATCAACTATTACTGATGATGCTGCAAGGATTGGTTATCTTCGTCAGAATCAGAGTACAACGCTACATATGATTCTTCGTGGCGCATTTGATCCAACAATTAAATGGGCGTTGCCTGAAGGTAATCCTCCATATAAGCCAAATGATTTGGTTGACCAACATCATCGACTATTTACCGAAGCACGCAAGTTGTATTTGTTTGTTGAAGGTGGCAGTCCAAATCTTAAGCAACTCCGTAGAGAAACACTATTCGTCGAGTTGCTTGAGACAGTTGATCCGGAGGATGCCAAACTTCTTCTTGCTATTAAAGATAAAACACTACCTTATCCAGGTGTAACACTCGACATTGTAAACGAAGCATTTCCAGGTCTAATTCCTACATGAGCAAGTCTAAGCCTAAGAACTACAATACTCGTCGTGATGAGTATGAAGATTATGATGACTACCGAGCAGTCAAGAAGGATCGCTCAGAGAAGAAGTTGAAGAACTTGTTTCGATCAAAAAATGTGCATAAAATTGTGGATGCTTATGAAGACGAGGAATATGAGTAATGGATAATAACAAACCTCTTTTTGAAAATGCCGAACAACTTATTGAAACAGGCATTGCAATGCTTTATAAAGGACTTTTGTTATATCGTGAGGCAGGCGAATATCGAAAAGAATATGAAGCAATGAGTACATTGAGTGTTATGTTACAGGAAGACCGTAAGTATCTACTGAATACGCACAAGGAAAAAGTCAATGCCGGTTTATAACTTCAAAAATATAAATACCGGTGAGGAATGGACTACTATTATGTCCAATACTGAAAGGGAGGAGTTCCTCGAGCAAAACAAACACATTCAACAACAGTTGAATAGTGCTCCTGCTTTGGGTTATTCAATCATCACCAAGAAACCTGATGCCGGCTTTAGAGATCGTTTAAAAGAAATAAAAAAAGCACACTCTAAAGGCCTTACAAGGAGTACTGTCAACACTTTCTAGCAAGAGAGATGCATGCCAGCAAAAATAACTCGTAAGCAACGTCGTGCGGCCAGACAAAATAATGAAGATATAGTCGAGGTTGAACAAAAAGAAAAGTTCAACCTTAAACTTAAACAAATAAATCCTCTCACAGACAATCAACGAAATGCTTTTGCTGCTTATGAAGATGGTCAACATCTTTTATTAGCAGGTACTGCCGGAACAGGTAAATCATTTTTGGGCATATATCTTGCTCTGAATGATATTATTCATAATGAGACTGAACAAAAATTGGTGATAGTTCGCTCAGTAGTTCCAACAAGAGATGTTGGATTTCTTCCAGGTTCCGCTAAAGATAAAGCAGCTGTGTATGAAGCACCATATGTGGCTATATTTTCTGAATTATTTAGTCGTGGCGATGCTTATGAGTATTGTGCTAAAAAAGCTATGGTAACATTTATGACCACATCTTTTATTCGTGGCATTACAATCAATAATGCTATTATAGTAATAGATGAGATGCAAAATATGATGCCAGGTGAATTACATTCAATTTTTACTCGAGTAGGTAAGAATTGTCGTGTTGTATTTGCTGGTGATTTAAAGCAGAATGATCTTACAACAAAGAAATATGAGCAATCAGGCTTTAAAGATTTCTTTGCTATCTTAAATAATATGAAATCATTTACAACTATTGAATTTACTAGTGCAGACATTGTCAGATCTGGACTTGTAAAAGAGTATATTTTAACTCGTGAACGACTTGAAGATAAAGGTATTGTTGATCCTCTATAAAGATGGTTGACAATACCAACGATCCGTTATATAATAGTCTTGACATCATATGGAAACAAT